TTACAAAATCAATTAATTATAATTGAGAAAAAACAAGACCACAAAGGAAAGAAATTATTTAGTGCAAATGAAGAGGCGAAGATAAAAGCATTTAGAGATTTCTATAGAAAAGAAGAGGAGGTCTATAATATGTTTTTAGGTAAAGATGGAGTAAAGAAACTATTAAATGGTAGGTCATTAAATTGGGGTGCATTAGATGCAATAGATAGTATTATAGAGAAACAAATAATGCCACATATAAAAATAAATGCAGAAACAATTAAAGAGAAAATCAAAAACAAATATGGTAATAAGGTAAGTGATGTAATTGAATAAACCACAATATGTAAAAGTAAATGATACTGTATATAAAATTAATACTGATTTTAGAGTAGCGTTAGAGTGTAATAGAATAGCAGAAGACAGAAACATAGGAGATTATGAAAGAAGTCTAGCTGTTATATACAAATTGTTTGGAGATGCACGGTTTAGAGTGTAAAGACCAAAATAAGCTATTAGAATTAGGCGTTAAGTATCTTTTGTTAGGCAAAGAAGAAAAAAGCCTTAAAACGCAACCTCGCGATAAATTTGAATTAGATTTTACAAAATGTGAGGGGTTAATAAGAAGTAGTTTTAAATTTGATTACAAATATGACCCTTATGAATTAGATTATTTGCATTATTATGATTTCTATAATGATTTAGAAAATTTAAGCACAAGTGAATTTGGTAATTGCTGTATTTTAAATAGAGTTACACAGATATTGAATAAAGATGTAAGCAATATAAAAGATAGCAAAGAACAAAGAAATATAATAGATGCACAAAAAGAATTACAACAAAGATATTGCAAAAATACTACAAAAGAAATGACCGACAAAGAAAAGAATAGTGTAATGAATTTATATAGAGAGCTAGGTTTGATGAAAGGAGGTACATAAGAATAAATGAATGGTTGGATTACAATAGGAACAGAATTAGACACAAAATCTTTTGATGCACAAATAGAAGATTTAGAAGATAAAATGAGAGATTTAGAAGGCCAAAAAATTTACTTTGAGGCTCATGGAATGGTTGGGGAGCTAAAAGAAGTTGAGAAAGAAATAGAGAAAACTAAAAATAAGATAATAGACTTAAATAAACAAAAAGCTAAATTAGAACTACCAAGCAAGCTAACTTTAGGCAAATCACTAGCAGATGCTGTAAAACAAGCTAGCAGACTAGCACTAGCTATATTTGGTATAAGAAGTGCTTATATGATGTTGAGACAAGCAAGCAGTGAACTTGCAAGTTATGACAAGCAATATGCAGCCAATTTAGAATATATAAGATATGTATTAACACAAACAATTGCGCCAGTATTGCGATGGATTGTAAGCATGGCAGCTACATTGTTGCAAATTATAGGCTCAATAGTAAGTATGTTATTTGGTATAAATATATTCGCTAATGCAAGCGCTAAAAGCTTTGCTAAAATGAAAGCAGGAGCAGGTGGTACAGCAAAAGCAGCTAAAGAAATTAAAAAGCAATTAGCTGGATTTGATGAAATGAATATATTGCAAGACAATACACAATCATCAGCTGGTGGTGGTGGAGGTGGGGGTGCCTCAATGCCAGATTTTGATTTAAGTAAAACAGGTTTAAGTGAAGAAAAGCTAGCAAAAATTAAGCAGTTATTAGCAGAATTATTACCTTTTATTTTAGGTATTGTTACAGCACTAACACTTATGAAGTTAGGACTAGATGCAATTACAGCAATAGGAATAGGCATAATAGTAGCAGGAGCAGTTTATGCAATACAAGGCTTGCTTGCGTATTTAAAAGACCCAACATGGGAGAATTTTGGCCAAGTATTACAAGGCCTTTCTATTGCAATAATAGGACTTGGAATAGCAATAGGTGGACCAGCTGGTCTAACAGTTGCAATAGCAGGTGCAGTAGCTTTTATAGTGTCAACAATAATAAAAAATTGGGACAGCATAAAAGCATTTTTACAAGGTGGTGTTGATTGGTTATTAAGTAAAGTTGATTGGGTGCGAAAAAATTTTGGAATTATTGGTGAGGCGATATATTTATATATAGTTGGATTAGTACAAGGTTCTATTAATGCTATTGATATATTATTTACTACTATGAGAGGTATTTTTGATGGATTTATAATGTTTTTAAAAGGCGTTTTTACAGGCGATTGGAAAATGGCTTGGGAAGGCATTAAAAAAATATTTGTATCAATATTAACAGGTATGAGAGATATGTTTATTACCGTATATAATAGTATAATGAGTTTGGTGATTAAAGTAGGTAAAAAAGCAGGAGATTTGATTTCTGGTGCGTTTAAGGCAGTTGTAAATACAGTACTAGGTGCAATAGAAAATATACTAAACAACCCTATTAGAGCTGTAAATGGACTAGTAGATGTAATTAATGGAATACCAGGTGTAAGTGTTGGTTGGCATTTAGATGAATTACATTTACCAAGATTAGCAGTAGGTGGCATTGTTAATATGCCAGGAAAAGGCAAATTAGTAGGTGGTGCAATAGCAGGTGAACGTGGTGCAGAAGGTGTTATACCTTTAACAGATGCACAAGCAATGGAAACTTTAGGACAAGCAATAGGTAGGTATATTACAGTCAATGCTAATATAGTTAATAGCATGAATGGTAAAGTATTATCAAGAGAATTAAAGAGAATAAATAATGAGCAAGATTTTGCTTATAATACATAAAGGAGGTGCAAGATGTTTATAAATAAAGACAGTATTATGATTAACAATGTAAGTATGGGACAATATTTAACACAAGCAAAATATGAGTTCAATAAATTATGGGCAAGCGATACTGGAAGAAATCTAGCAGGCACTATGACAGGTACACTAATAGGCATATACCCTAAATTAGTATTAAGTTTTAGAAGATTATCACAAGGAGAGTTGAACGTAGTTGCACCAATTTTAGATAGTGATACACAAAGTGTTACATATTATGACCCTACAAAAAATCAAAGTGTTACAATATCAACATATACAGGAGATTGGAATATTGTAAATAAATATATTTCTAGCAATGAAGGATTTGAATGCTCTTTTATCGCTAGGGAAAAGAGGGCATAGATGAGACAACACACAAGCGATTTTAAAAATAAAATAAAACAGATGGGTAGAGAAATCAAAAGTGTTGCTATGCATGGCTCAACAGAATTAGAATTATTTGATGTTAGGTATAGTTTTGAAGGAAACATATTGAAGTCAGTAATGAGGTGCTTGGAGATAGAGTGTACAGATGAATTACAAAAAGATGATGTAATTACATATAAGCTTGGCTTAAAAGTTGGCAACGCTTATGAGTATATGGAGTTTGGTAGCTTTATTGTAAAAGAAGTTGAAAAAATGGAAGATGCAGACCATTATAAAGTTACATGTTATGATGCTTTATTGAAGAGTATGAAAAATTATGTTGCTGTAAATGTTCAATACCCTGTAACAATAAGAGAATATATAACAGCATTATGTGATGAATTAGGCATAACCTTTGCCAATGAAACTGATGAGTTTGCAAATTATGATAGACAATTATCAATAGACCCTTATGATGGACTTGACTACACTTATAGAGACATATTTGATGAACTTGCACAAGTAACAGCTAGTGCTATTTGTATCAATGCAGATGATGAGCTTGAAATAAGATATATCACAAATACAAGTGATACAATAGATGAAAGCTTTTTAAAAGATGTTAATGTTGATTTCGGTGAAAAATATGGACCTATAAACTCAATAGTATTAAGTAGAAGTGCTGAAAGCGATAATGTATTTATACAAGATGGGCAAAGTGTTGCACAAAATGGATTACATGAAATTAAAATCAAAGACAATCAAATAATGAACTTTAATGATAGAAGTGATTATTTACCAGACTTATTAGAAAAACTAGATGGACTAAATTATTATGTTAATGATTTTTCTAGTATAGGTATAACTTATTATGATTTATTAGATGCATATAATGTAAGTATTAAGAGTAACACATATAACTGTTTAATGTTG